TCCATCAAGGTCAAGGTCTCCGCAGCCCACCCATTCGAGTGGTGGATGACCGGCGGCCGTTCGCATATGAACCAGCGAGCCATCGAGAACTTCGAAGGCCTCATCCGTAACGGCGATGCGACCCACGATGGATCCTTCGGCCTCACAAACCACGTGCTTAACGCGCGCAGGCGTATCAAGGCCAACAAGCTGACGCTGTCAAAGTCCAACGACTATTCCTCAGACAAAATTGATGGATGCGTTGCGGCTGTGTTGGCCATGCAATGCGCGCTCGATGCAATCGCAAAGGGCGTTAAGACGAGTGGCCAAACGGCAGGTAGGATTAGGTAGGTGAACCGTGACTAAAAGCCCAACGCAGTGGCTTGACTATCTGACTAAGCGGATGGACGAACGGGCGCCACGCCTAGCCCTCCTTCGCCTCTTCATCGACGGAAACGCCCCCTTGCCGGAAGGTGCTGAGGGTGTACGCGAGGCCTATCGAGCATTCCAGCGCATCGCACGTAGCAACTACGGCGAAGTCGTCACGGATGCCACGGGCGAACGCATGACCCCCAGCATCATCCGCGTGGGAAAGTCCACGGAGGATGACGACAAGGCCCGAAAGCTATGGAAAAACAACCGCCTTGACGTGTGGGCAACGGATGTCCATCGGGACATGCTCGCCCTCTCCAAGGGCTACGTCACAGTGCAGAAGGACGCCGAAACCGATGAGGTTGAGGTCGTCTACGAGCGCCCCGAACAGTGCTACGTCGAGCATGACCCGTCTCGCCCCGACAAGCGTCGAGCGGGAGTCAAGGTCTATCGAGATCTTGTGGAAAAGCGTGACTACGCCTACCTCCACCTCCCCGGCAAGCCAAGCGGCACCGTGTGGCGGTTCTGGCGTGCGTGCTACGACTCCACAGTGGTCCTCGCGCGCCCCCGCCTGATCGAACGCTTCCAGGGCGGATGGCAACCCGATGCGGAATTCAACCTGGTCCCCATCGATGCGGAACCGGACGACATCGGACCTGGCAGGCCCACGGGCTTGACGGTTGTCCCCATCGTCCCCTTCATCAACCGTGGCGAGCTTGGCGAATACGAAACCCACATCGATCTCCTCAACCGAATCAACTGGGTAATTCTCCAACGCCTTGTGATCACGGCTATTCAGGCCTACAAGCAACGCGCGTTGAAGGGCGACCTCCCTGAGACGGACGAAGATGGCAATAACATCGATTACGGAGAGATGTTCAAGCCAGGGGCAGGGTCGCTATGGCGTCTCCCCGAAGGTGTCGAGCTGTGGGAGTCTGGACAGACCGACATCAGCGGAATTCTGGAGTCAGCTAAGGCCGACATCCTTGAACTCGCCGCATCAACACGCACACCAATGTCCGCACTCATGCCAGAGTCGACCAACCAATCGGCGGAGGGTGCATCGTTCGCCCGTGAGGGCTTGGTCTTCAAGGCTAACGACCGTATCGCTCGCGCGAAGTCTTCGTGGGTCGAGGTTGTCAAGCTCATGCTGACTTTGGCCAATGGTGAAGAGCCCGAAGAAGTCGATGTCGATTTCCTTCCGGCCGAACGCCAGAGCATGGCCGAACGGTACGACGCACTGTCGAAGGCGGGCACGGACGTACCTTGGCGCACGAAGATGTCCGACATCCTCGGCTTCGACGGTGCCAAGATCGATCGCATGGCGGTTGAGAGGGCTGAGGACGCGATGTTCACGGCCACCCTAGCTCCACCAACCCCACCCGCCGTAGCACCTGGCACGGTGGCGCCTAAGCCTGCGGAAGGGACCCCTCCGAATGTCGTCCCCAACGCAGCCTGACGTATCCCACGTCATCAACTCTCAGATAGCGGCACAGGAGTCGATCCGTGCCCGCGTGACCTCATTCATTGAGCGATCGTGGGGCGGATTGACCTCTTACCGTGATGCTGACATCAATCGTTTCGTCGCGCAGCTCCTCCCCGTGATGCTAGGAGCGCAACGCAGCGTCGCCACCCTAACGGATGCCTACCTGGCAACGTTGCTCTCTCAAATGACCGGCGAAGTGACCAGGCCTACGGGCCTCTCAATGGCCGATGTCACGGGGGAAGCAATCCGGGGGGTTATCCCAAGCGACGTCTACCGTCGCGCGGGAGTAGAGGTCTGGACCGCACTATCTAACGGTGCCACACTTCGCGAGGCGGCAGATCGAGGGTTGAAGCGCGCCCTCAACATGGCTATGACAGACCTTCAGCTCACCAAGACCCACACCGCTCGACGTGTCCTCTCCGGCGATAGCCGAGTAGTTGGCCACCGTCGAGTTCTCACGGGGTCCGAGAACTGTGGGCTCTGCTACGTAGCCTCGACACAGCGATACCACAAAAGCCGGTTGCAGCCCATTCATCCGGGCTGTGACTGCGGTGTCGCCCCAATTCTCGGGGGTTCAGACCCCGGACAAGTGATCGACGAACAGCAATTGAGCGACACGCACGCGGCCATCGAAGAACGATTCGGTGTTTCGTCGGACGACGCTCGCAGTGCAGTCGATTACCGCAAGGTTTTACTGGTGAGGGACCACGGCGAACTTGGCCCCCTCCTCACGGTAAAGGGTCAACACTTTGACGGCCCATCTTCAATCAAGTAGTGCTTAGGCACTCGACCCGGAACGGGAACAAATCATGGCTGACGACGCTAAACCTGCCGAAACCGCAACAGCTGCCAACGCAGCGACCAAAACGGCGGACGGTAAGCCTGCCGAAGCTACCAACACCGATGGTGTTGCGGCTGACGTGAAGGTAACTGACTGGGAGGCCGAAGCTACCAAGTGGAAGGCTCTCTCGCGGCAGAACGAGAACCGGGCGAAGGAGAACGCCACCAAGGCGAAGGAATTCGACACCCTGACTGAAGCACAGAAGAGCGAACAGGAACGCCTGAACGACCGTGTCACTGTGGCAGAGGCTAAGGCCGCCGCCGCTGAAGCGAAAGCCCTCAAGGCTGACGTGTCGGTCGCGAAGGGTGTCCCCGCTTCGTTGCTGTCAGGCTCGACTCTCGAAGAGTTGGAAGCGAGTGCGGATGAGTTGCTGAAGTTCCGTGGTGAGCAGAAGCCCGCCCCGGTTGACTTCGGCGGTGGCGCTAAAGGCGGCGACGTCAAGGCGGCCAACACCGAACAGCTTACCCGCGAACAGCTCAAAGGCATGAAGCCTGAAGAAATCATGAAAGCCCGGGCTGATGGGCGACTTGACAAGCTGCTGAACCCGAAAAAGTGACGGTTGCAGCTCACTAACATAAGGAGTGCCAGAAATGGCCGTTGATCTTTTCATTCCTGAGGTATGGGCGGCAGAACTGCTCACCACCCTCCCCCGCAAGTACGTCTTCGCCCAGTCGGGCGTAGTCAACCGCGACTATGAGGGCGAAATCGCCGCATTCGGCGACACCGTCCACATCGGGACCCTGACCGACCCGACTATCTCGACTTACGTCAAGAACGTCACGGTCATCAACCCCGAGACGCTCACCACGGCGGACGAGACCCTGCTCATCGACCAGAGCAAGTACTTCTCCTTCGAGGTGGATGACGTTGACGCGCGTCAGGTGCGTGACGACGGTCAGCTTCTCACCAAGGCGGCGGATCGTTCGGCCGACGGCCTGGCCAAGGCGGCGGACACGTTCATCTCTGGCCTGATGGTCGCCAACGCAGGGACCGTTCTGGCTGCTGCTGACGCTGCCACCCCGGACGCCGCTTACCGCCTCGTTCGGCGCCTGAAGATCGCTCTCGACAAGAACGACATCCCGTTCGCGGGTCGCTTCCTGATCGTGGCTCCGGAGTTCTACGGTCTGCTCCTGGGTGACAACCGCTTCATCAACGCGCAGGCGTACGGTTCCACCGACCCCATCCGCAACGGTGAGGTTGGCTCGATCCTCGGTTTCGCGGTGATGCTCTCCAACACCATCCCGGCGGGTACCGCTGGCACGGGCACGGAGGTCTCCAACTTCGTGGTTGCGGGTCATGGCATCGCCACGACCTTCGCGGACCAGATCAACAAGGTTGAGGCTTACCGCCCCGAGTCTTCGTTCGGAGACGCGCTGAAGGGTCTTCACCTCTACGGCGCACGCGTCGTCCGTCCGGAGGCCCTGGCCATCGTGGACGTCGACGTCGACCCGCTGGCTCCGGGCTTCTGATATGTGGTTTAGGGTCGAGAACTCTTGGTATCGTCGTTCTGACGTATGGCAAGTTCTCGTCAAGCAGGCTAGCCCCACTGAGTGGTATGTTCAGGCTTTCGTGCGCGATCGCGCGGCGGAGCTGACGCTAACCACGTCGCTGGTGACTTACGGGGAAGCCGAAATCATCGCCCAGTCTTTCCTGTTGGGCGAGTAGTTCAACCTTAGGGGCGTAACCTTGAACGGCTCTTAAACCGATTCAAGGTTACGCCCCTTCCCAAACCCTTCCGAAAAGGAAACAGCATGTCTCGTGTAACCGTCACCGTCGAAAACCTCTCAGGCAACAAAGTCGGGTTCACCCTCGATGAGGAACTCGACAAGGAGCGCATCGAGTATCTCCGCAAGCTTGTTCGTCGCGAGGAACTGGCTTCCCTCGACGTCCAGCCGGTCGGGGAAAAGCCGAAGCGCGCGACTCGCGGCCCGAACAAGGCCAAGCCCGCCGTCGAGGAAGCACCCAAGGTCGAGAAGGCCGACGACAACCAGGAATGATCGGAGTAGGCCGTGCCACTTACACCACTAGCCACGGCCGCCGATATGGTCGCTTACGGCTACAATTCGGTTGACGATTCTTGGCTCCTTCGGGCTAGCACT